AGCAATTTTCCTTGGTAAGCTTCGTCACCTCGGGCCATTTTTTCAGCATGCATTAATTGTGCATCTGACATTGCCATCTTCGTTCTCTGCTTGTTAGCGTAAATTTTACTTCCAGCAGAAACGGCTAATTTTATCGCCGATAACCACATAATTAGTACGCTTTAGATTTTCTTTTCTTTTCAGTTAACACTGCGCCTTGACCTTGTACTTCTTCTTCAGGTCCACCAGTGCCAATAACGTTAAACGCTTGATCAGCAGTTGTTTTAGATCTTGGATCTATCTCAACTTCTTGTTCTGGAACGTCAACTATCTTAATATTATCAAGTTTTTCCATTTTTGCTCCTTTTTATTCTTCTTCTCCTATCATAACTTGTGCTTGTTGTACACCCGTCTTTGCAAGACTCACTCCAGCACGTAATTTAGCTAAATCTTCGTTCTGATCCATTTTATCTTCTGCTAAATCTCTTGCTTGCATCAATTTTGCTCTGTTTAAATCTTGATTTGCCTCGTCAGAATTCTTCTTACGCTCATTTTCCATCGCTCGAAGGTCAACTTCACGTGATTTTAGCTTTAATAATGGGTCTGAATCGAATTGAGAAGTAATTTTCTTCTCTTCTTTCATGTAATCTTCAGTCATTTCAGCAATCAACACCGCTTTTCTTGCTTCAACAGCTTGTGTCATCTGTTGAAGTTGCTGTTGTGCTTGTGGATTCATCGCTGCTTGCTGTTGTAACATCATCATTTGTTTCATTTGCTCTCTAAATTCAAGTTGAATTTGTTCTTGCGCCATAATTGAGATATGTTCTAGTATATTTTTTTGTATTGCAGCCATAATTTGTGGATTATTTCTAACCATATTAGTCGACATAAAATTTAAATGGGCTGTAATGTGTGCTTGGTGGTCTTGACCAGGGAAAGCTTGAAACGGTTTCATTACCATTGCATTAATATGTTCCATACTTGGGTCCATCGGTGCAGTGGGCGCTGGTGGTGGTAACACTGCATCAATATTTTTTACACCAATTGCTTCATACATAGTTCTATATACTTGATACATGTTGTGAGCTTGCGGGTTTGAAGTAGCAATTTGTAATTGTGTCTGTGCAAGTGTAATTCTTTGCGACATAGAAAATATATTAGGGTCTGCTACCGGTATAATATCTACTCTTTCATCAAAATCTGCTTGCTTAATATTTCTTGCACCACCTACAACGTCGTATGGATATTCAGGTGGTAAGTATTGTGCAACAACTTTTGCAAGTATTTTAAATTCATTTTTCATTGCTGCATAACATCTTTTATGTATTGCAGACATAACTCTTGAACCACGTTCTAATAATGCAATTGTAGTTCCAACAGCTGCTGCTTGGTTTGCATCACCAACTTGCATATCAGCGATCGCTGCAAATCTTTGTCCTGCTTGAACTACGATACCTAATAAGTTTAATAATGTCTGAGATGGTTCTTTGTATGGTAATGGAAAGAATGCATCTCTTAATGATCCTCCCGGTGCGTCTACATCTTTAAATTCACCCGGTTGAATAGGAGACGCTTCATCTCTAACTCTTACACCTCGTTGTTTAAATCCTGCTGGTAAATTAGAAAGTGTACCCGCGTCTAATAATTGACGGAGAGCAG